AAATCAAAAAACTCCTTAGAAACCCTCTCAACGTCAAAAACGCCATTCGTATTAACCATAAATCTAAAATCATGTAAACTACTAACAAAAAAAAGACCACCAAACTGAAATCTAACTCTCTTACGAGCCAAAAAAACCGAAGCACCACAATACATCCAATCAGCAATCACCCTAATCTGCCGATTACCAGTCCACCTAATTATGCAACAAGTCTTACAAAACTTAACGTCCAATCGCGACACGCCAACCTTAGAAGAAATCAAATCCCTAATAGACTCCAAAATCCTAAAATCTTTCCTATCAGCAACAAAAACGACAAAAACACTCCTCGAATTTCTATCCTTACGTTGATGAACTACAACGCTCCCATCACCATCAAAAAATCCCCTAACAAAATGATGAATCAAAACATCTGGAATAGACCTCAACATCAAATCCGGGCATCCATTCTTCCAATCCAAAAATCCAATCTTAACCAAATCCTCAGCCATCCGAACGCTATTAAAAACAACCCCACAATTCTTTCTAACCAAATCAAAATAAACCTTACCCTCATATCTCAAATCCCGAACGAACTCATCAATAACGCACTTGTCCTTATCAGAAAGAAAAAACCTAATAGCCCTCCTAGTGCCTGCAGACTTTGCCAAACAACCGTCAGCAACCAAAAACCCCAACCAATAAGCCTTCCTCTCATTATCAATAACATGAAAAAAATCATCATCAAGAAAAACGCGCTTCCCCAAAGAATGACCACTCAAATTAAGAACACGCATAACCCTCCTCACGGACGACAAACTAATACCCAATCTCTTTGAAATCTCTAACTGAGAATAAGAATCAGCATGAAGTCTCTTAACGTCATCGTGATTGATCATGAGTTACGAACATCCTTTAAAAAAGTCAAAAATTCTTCATCGTCTCTGTTTTTTCTAGCCCTATTTAAGGCTTTCACGACTAATCTTACGTTTCCAACGACATGCCCAATATGCGGATCAATCCTATCAATTGAAATTGAAAGACAAGGATGCTTATATGGGCACATTTGAATTCCTGAAAGAGCACAACGACCATCTTGCTTTTTAAATAATTCCATAACATAATCAGCAGAAAAATCACAAGAATTATTGCGACAAATGATTGAAACATAATCTCTAGACCACTTATTAATCGGAACAAATAAATTAACGTCTCTAATGCATTTTATTAAAAAAGATGCATCACTACACGAAGCATTATTTCTAGCTAAATTAATACCCATGCAAACCAACTGAACATTATCACGAACATGTCCAACGCCATTGTCAATTCTATCAATTGACGTTGAATATAATGAACCATCATGTTTTAATAATAAATTAGTAAAAACGCATTTTCCTTCTTGCTTCCTCAATAAACTAAATAAAAAATTCCTATTAATGTTAAAATCTCGATTTTTATTTTTATCTTCATGTTTAGACGTGCCAATTAACCTAGTCATATAATTACTAAATGATGTCTTATATCTATTAGAATCCCGATAAATCTGCTGAACATTTCTCCGAAGTCTACTCCTCTTCACATATTCTCTATTCTTACTCATACACTTATGTACTTTATAAAAGTATTCATCGACAATCATCTGCGCTCCTTCTTAGACTATCCCCTTAATAAAAGTATTCACCTAAAAACCTATATTGGTTCATACGTCAATTCACGTCTTCCCATAAAACTAGCAGTAATCATTTTATATTCTTTAATTAAATTCCTACCCGACATAGCAGCTATTGACATACATTTCTCATGATGCCTTTTTGGAATATTTAAAGCAACCACGCCATTAAATTTCATAATATTTTCATAAATAGGCGTAACATCTTCACATTGAACTCCCAATCCATCATAACATTCTATATCATCATATGGCGGACTAGTAAATAACAAATCGCCATCAGGCCAAATAATTTTAGATGCATCGGCAACAGTAAATTCTGGTTCAGTAACAATTCGAGCGCCGATAAATTTACGCATGTCATGATGGGATTTGATAGAATTTGGATTTAAATCATATCCAACATACTTATAATTGCCATCTAATGTTCCTAACAACCTGCCTCCCCATCCCATACACGGATCAATAACAATCCCACCATTTGGTAATAGTTCACTATATATGTGTTTTGCAATCCATGGCCTAAACACACTAACCATAGTAAAATCTTTAAATTCTTTAGCAATAATACGAACCAAACCATATATGTTAACATTTGTCTTTTGTGTCCATAATTGATCTAGAGCTTGTTTTAGAATTGTCCTATTCCCCTCCCCAAAAGCTGATTTAATAGTGTTATATCCTTTATGGGTTGAAGTCCAAAAATGCAGATTAAAATGTTTAATAAAATCAAGGGCATGTTTCATATTAACATTAACATTCAAGCAATCTTTGTCATTAACATCTACAAGATGATTAAGACCAACCAATAAATTATCACGACTCCATTGTAACGATATAAATCCATGTCTAACTAGAAAACCAAAACACTCAATGGAAGAATTAAATAATAATTTCCAATTGAGACAGAAATATCTATCAATATCTTCAATTGGGTCTGGATAGAAATATTTGTGTTTATACCATAACTTAATTTCCGTGTGATTGGCTTGCGCTATTAACCACTGCTTAATAAACGCCTGCCGATCTATTCCAGCATGTTTTGAATATTCAATTGGCTTAATTTCAACAAATTCGCCATCCACTTTAAAATCCGGAATATAATGCAAACCAATATGTTCAAGTCTATGTTGTTCACTCTCAACTATCGTTGTGGTGTCTGGTAATGAATTTATAAAATCTTCTTCTGCCTTACTTTGTAGCTTAAAAATTCCCCATTTCGTCTGCATTATTGATCGTTTGGCTGTAAGTCTCCTTAATTTAGAATAAACAACCTCCTTTGATTTAATTGGTATCCCATGCCTCTTAAGATGATATGATACTGACATCAATGGCGCATCAATTAATTTAGCAATTGCTCCCATAGACATATCTTTATCGACATAATGCTCTCTCAACCATTCTGAATTGTTCAATTCCGGATATCTTGATCCAGAAATATCTTCTCTTTTTTCTGGAGTCCATGCAGATTTCATGCGCTCAGCCTGAACGACTGCATATGCTTCTCTATCTAACACAATTCCATACTTCCTACATAAACGATCAACGGCGCTTGGTGAACCACCAACAATTTTAACGATCTCATCTAAACTATGATTATTTCGAAGCGCCTTTACCTTTTCAATAACCTCTGGCGTGTCTAATGGACTTTTAATCGTTGATGCCTCTTTAGGTGAACGTTTAAGTCCAAAATGTTTACATAATTTCATGATCGTTCGTCTGGGAACGCCAAACAACTTCGCCATTTGTTCTTGCGTTTTGCCTTGTGACCACAACTCTTGAATTCTACTCTTTTGGTTTTCTGTGAATTGATCGATTACTGGAATCGGCATGGTCACCTCCTGCTATGTAAAATACATAAAACTTTTTTCCATACTATATTTGCCAAATATTGTCATATTTAATGCAATAAAAAAACCCCAGACCGAGATCTGGGGTTTATGGTCAGTAACTATGACTCTTATAGGTTCGAAACCGTTATGACACCGTAGTATAGCCCACCATCCTCGATAAGTTTCTTTCCGTACCTCGTAAGGATGCCTTTAGACGGAGTAAAGCTATCCGGGTTAAGAACCGTCGGGGTGCTCAGCAACGGAATATAAGGAGCGTAGAAGTAACCAGAATCTAACGTCGAGTTGCCCTTAAACCCAAGCAAGATCTTACAATTTGGGAACAATGGGTCCTTATAAAGCTTCAACTTACCCTGAATCGTACCACTAGAAGTAATACCAATGTCAATACCATCTTGAGACAACGCATCACTGCCACGAAAATCATTCAACTGCTCAAACTTGCTGGCAATGTCGGCGCTCGTCACCATCCAGTTTGCAGGGGCTCGCAAAGTGGTTCTATGGATGATGTTGGCAACTTCCAGAGTTTTATAAAGTAGTGCAATGTTCCGATCCGTAAAGTTCACGCTAGCTCCAGCAGCCGTTGCGAAATTGTGGACTGCCCTAATGCTGCTTGCAATGATGAGATCGTTCAAGATTTCCCTGTCAATCTCAGCAACCATCTCGTCGGCCATCAAATCTGTCATAGTACCTTCGGCATCAATATTGTGAACTGCTTTAAGATCCTGTGCAGCTTCCAGTGACCAGGAAGTCTTCAATTTCCGGGTGGTGGCGCTAACTGAGTCAGAATCGATGCTGAGGGTAACTTCTGGCTGGAAGGGGTTGTTCTCTAGATCGTATTCATAATCAGCTCGGGCAATCGAATTTGCGGGAAGAGTACCGCTCGAAAGGGTAATTTGGACTTGAGCGGTGTCATGATCGAAAACGGTTGCTCCGCTAGTCGACTCATCAATCGTAATGCTGCTACAACCAGTGTTGCCAGTTGACTGGTAACTAACGAAATCAACTGTCCCACTAGCGTTGAATGCAATCTCAGCGCAGGGCTCAGTTTCTTCGCAGTTATCGGAATCAGAGGCGTAAATCCGGACGACAACCGTTCCTGCAAGTATTGGCTTGTGTAAGAGAGTGCCTGAAATGACAGCGCCGCCGGGGGCGATGGTGAGGTCTTCGCCTTTTACCGTCTGGCTGCTGTAGTAGGGGTCTAATGCCCATCCGTTTTGTCGGGCGAACATCTGGGCGGTATTTTGCCGCATGATCTGGGTTCCGGCAACCGTTTGACCCTTGTTAATGGCGTAGCGGTAGCGGATGTAGAAGATGAGGCTTGCTGGTGCGCTCATTGGCTGGACGCCGACGAGATTATCAGCGATGAGTCTTGGGTAGCTCTTGCGGATTAGAGGGAGGGCAAATCTGGTGAAGTCTGCGATGGCTCCGGTAGTGGTTGCTTCTTCGGTAAGGATGTTTCCTTTTCCTCCGCAGTGTTTATATTGATTTTCTAGCATGGAAGCAAATAGACTAAACTTACTAGAGGTTACTTCTTGACATTTTTCAATAACTGGACTCCATTTTTTTACTAGTCTGTTTCTATTGCCTTCTACCATCAACCTGGCGGTTCGTTGTTCTGTCATGAGTTTCTTCATCTTCTTCTCCTTTGATCCTTTTCAGGATGTGTTAGCGGATGTATGCGGGTTCCGCATTCAACCCGGCGGCGATCTGGCTTACTTCTTCGTTTCCTTCCCCTTCCATCTCCGCCTCTCCCTGTTCCGTCTCTTTCTGATCTATAACTTGAGTTTCGGGGGTCGGCTCGCGAGTGGTTTGGGGGATTGGGGAAAATTCTTGCTCCTTCATTTCTTCCGTTTCATTGGATGGATCTTCGTTTATCTGTCTTTGGAGTTTCTTGTTATGTTCAAGGAGTTTTGAGCTGAGATCGTAGGCTCGTTTTTTTGCCTTTACTTCAGCCTCTTTCTCCTCTTGCAGTTGCGCAATTTTTGCCCGCAACTTGTGGGCATCCTTCGCTGCTTGGCTGCTAGGGTGTTCCACTTCGATTCCTTCAATTAGACGTCGAACGTCCTGAAGGACTCGGATAGCCCCAGATTCGCCAATCGCCGCTTGTTTCTTCATCTCACGGGAAATTGTTGCATTCCGCGCTTCCAACCAAATCTCAAGTTTGTTAGTAAGATCGGTCTTATACTTCGTTACTTCTTCAACGCAGGCTTGCTTGGCCTTAACAAACTTTCCTCGAAATTCCTCATCTAGCTTTTTTCTTTCACCATCAACGTAAGCATTCATCTCACTCAGGAGAGCAACTGCCATCTCCGGAGAACCACCTAACTTTTTAACCATCTCTTCAATCTTCTTCATGCTGATCTCCTCTGATCCCCAGGAATCCCTTTTTCATCTGGCTCGGCTTTCTCTCGCCCTGACGGTTCAACCAGGATCTTGTCCACCTGTCCCCGTCCGTGAGTTCCGATCAATCCGACCGTAATTCTCCTTCTCTATTTTTGTCTAATAACCCTCATTAATTCATCAATGAGAGCAATTTCATATAATGGTTTCATCTTATTAGTTGAAAACCTCTGTCTTGATTCCATAATCTTCATCTGTGCAGACGTAACCGAAGGATCAGCAACAGCATCAAAAGTAACAATCTGATAACCAGGCTGAACTAAATAAGCTTCTTCTCCACCTTCACTCTTAATGTCCATATCACCAACGCCACGAGAAGAAACGCCAACCGGAACCTTCCTATCCAACAAACAAGCAAGCATGCTGCCACATGGCATTCTATCATCATTTAAAATTTCAGATTCACCATAAACCGAATTCCCCTCTAACCATAATTTGGTAATTAAATGACATACGCGATCCATATGAATTTTCGCGTCATTCGGATGATCCAATTCGCCAAGTACTCTTCTCTCACTAATTGGCTTTTGTATTGACCCCACTGCTTCTTTTAATACTGGTAATGGATAAATTCTTCCATTTGCATTCTTTTCTTCAGCCTTCTGAAAAACGCCAGTAACTCTCATAACTGGTCTACTAACACTCTTTCCATTAATCTCCTCCTTGATTATTCCCTTCTTCATATCCAAAACTTGCCAAGGTATGTCATCTTGAAACAACTTCGCTCCATCAGGTATTTCTCCAGTTCTATAAACTTTATCTCGATCAATGATCCGATTCATCAACAATCCTCCTTATCAAGATCCAAGGACAAACCTCCGTCCCATTACTTCTTACCAGTAGGACGAGCAACCGTTGCCCCCTTAGAACCATCATAATCTTTATCAACAATCTTAGGTTTCTTATTCATTACTTTACCATCGCCATCCTTCCGCGCAGCATCTTCACTATTATAATCATCATCTTTGGGTTGAGTAATATCATGATCTTCCGGCAAACATTCGCCAACACATCCTTCTTCATCGTCAGTCTCGTCCGTCTTTGGAGGTACTGGTTTTTTATTCTTTTCTTTTTCATCACCTTCCTTCTTCTTACCTTTAAACTGAAATTGTTTTAAATGATCAGGAAGTTTCCCTTCACCAAAAGGTTTTCCTTCTTCCTCTTCCTCATCCTCTTCACCTTCTTCTTCCTCTCCCTCTTCTTCCTCTCCTTCTTTCCCCATTGGAGGAACCGCATCCTTATCTTCCTCTGATTCTAATTCATTTAGAAATCCCTCTTCATTAGAAGTTAATTCCTCTTTAGTTTCCTCTCCCTCTAAATCTTCAGGAGGAAGATTCATTTCACCTTCAGTCCCACCTTCAAGCTCGCCTTCAGTCCCACCTTCAAGCTCATCTTCCATATCAACGTCAGTAGATTCAATACCGCCAGCAATTTGCTCTATTGCCTTAATAACGTCATCGGGATCCTTGTCCGTAATAATCGTCATTGCTTTCATTTTTCCTTCAGTTGCTGCAATGGTAGCCTTCCCTTGATTTGGGAAAGCCATCCTTCTACGACGAGTTCCTGATTTAAATTGATCTTCTTCCTTCGCTCCTTCAGCAGACTTCTTCCCGCCAGTAGCCGTCTTTCCATCAGAATCCTGTGCACTCCTTCCAGTAATTCCCTTTCCTCCAAGATGATCCATCTTTTCATCCTTACCACCACCAGAATCGCCAGTCATAACTTTATTCTTTTGAATTCCTTTTCCATCTTGATCCATAGCTGGTTTATCGCCGCTACCAGAAATTGCCACCTTACCAACGCTTGATCCTACAATCCCATCTCCATCACTAACTCGGTCCATTTTGTGGCCAGCCCCAGAAAGAGCTTCCGACATTAGATCATAAACATCAGCCCCGCAATGAGGACAAAGAACTCCATCATTCTTCAAACATTCAGATAGCGTCAACCCTTCTTGATGACATTCAGGACAAACAATTCCTTCCTTTAGAATTGCTTCCTTATATCCAGCATCCTTTTTCACGTTCATATCTTCTGGATGTTCTGCACTACCCATAGCTTCTCCAGAGTATGAATCCTTTTCACCTTCTTGTCCACCATTCTTTACTCTACGCATTTTCTTCGCCATCGTTGTATGATCTTCATCCATAGGAACATATTTATAAGGATCTTCATCTTCATTACTCTCAGGAAGATTAGCTTCCATAATCGCCGAAAACTGTTCAGCTAAATCTTCATTATTTCTACTTCGACATTCATCAATACAAGCTTGCAAATGAGCAGTTGACTTTTCATAACCATCCTTTTCAAAAAATTGCTTTCCATTCTTTTTCCAAATTTTCAATTCTGATTCAATTGATTCTACAGGAAGATCTTTTAACTCCTCACGTAACTGTTTTTCTACACTTCCCTGAATTGACTCAAACGGTACTGGTTCTTCCTCCTCTTCCTCTTCCTCCTCTCCCTCACCTAATCCTTCCTCTCCCTCGTCTTCATCGCCTTCATCACCTTCATCACCCATACCCTTAAGAAGATCATCTAAACCTGATCCGGAAGGTTCCGTGGGTGCAGACGCGCCAAGAGTTTTTTCACTCTCTCCTTCTTCACTACCAAGATCCTCATCACCAAACGTAGATTCACCTTCCTCTTCTTGTGGAATATCATCAAAATCATTAATCGTTTCCATGTCTCCAATAACGTTTTCACCAACGGATGCAACCAATTCTTCGGCATCTCGTAAAGTCGCATCATCAACTTCAGCCCCAGCCGACTCCATTTTATGAATAAGATCATTTAACTTTGCAGAATTCTCTTCATCAGCGTCATCAATAGCTTTCTTCATTCCCTTTAAGGCAACAAGATACATTTTATTCTTTGCCGATCTAGTATCAACATCTTCAACGAAAATCATCTTTAAAAATTCAGAATAATCTTCATCAAATGATTTTGAATTCTTTAAAACTCTGACGTTTTCAACCAATGGTGGAAATTCGGCCATACGTGCAACGTTAGCCCAATTTTCTAGAATCTCATCATGATTTACATTACATCCAGTTTTATAAAAAATAATTCCAAGATCATTTGCTGATTCCTCGTTAAAGACGCCCTTTGTTGCTAGTGCCTTACCTACAAGTTCTTGTGATTCTGCAAGATTCAATAAACAAAACTCTTGAGATTCGGTAAGAAACGTAGCAAAATTATTAACAACCTTCTCTACGCCCTTATCTTCACTCAGAAGAGAAAGACAATGACCAATTCTATCCTGAAATCCAGGAGATTTATATGCCTCCATTGCTACTTCCTTCATCTTACGAGCAACAATTCTCCTCCTTGTAAATTCATTAACGGGAATCATTAATGGAACATCATTAAAAACTGCCTCAACGATTCTACCACGTTTAACCTTTACGTTACCAGTCGTCGTTTCTATAATAGATTTAACAATTGAAACTTTATCTTCTTTTGATAATCGATGATTACTAACCTTTACAGATCTTAGCACTCCATCTCGTGTAGTAACTAATCCATTCTGAGGAACGGTATTTCTCTGAAATCTAGCTAAAGTCAATTTTCGTAAGAACCTATCAGCATTTTCATAATTATCTTCTTCAATTGATTCAATCAATCCATCTAAACTTTCTTGAAAAAATTTTTCCTTTTCTTCAGAAGGTCTTAATTGCAATTCTTTCATGTTTTCAATGACGGTTTGCGATTTTACCTTCTTTAAATCCGCTTGATAATAACGTCCTGTCTTTTCTTCCTGTAATATGATTCCTTGCGCATCAAGAGCAACTAACGACATCTCCCTGCCTATTTTGCTACCCATGTTTCTAACTTGTTCTTCACATTCCCAAAGAAGACTTCTGGCACTTCCGTTGATCCGTCGCAGAAACTTCCTAACGTCCATCTCAACTACGGACGCAGGAGCGTCTTTCTGATCTTTCATCGTTTTCCCCTTACTCATGATTTCCTGAATCTGCCAAACCGCACAAATTATTTTTGCGTCTCACAATCAAAACAACATCACCGTTTTGACATGCTCTCAGCAATAATATTAACATCCTTATGAGTATTACAAACGCCACGAGACGTCAAAGTATCTTTATAACGATCCTTTGTTTCATTAATTAATTTCAATTTTTCCTCACTCATTTTAAGACAAAGCTTATTGTCCTTTAATAATTTTGGAAAATCATTTCCATCTAATCCACCTAACTCATTGTTATTAATGAAAAATTCAATTGGGTTCAATTCATTAATTATGGATTTCTTCTTAGACAACATTGATAATGCTTCAACAATAATCTTCTTTTGACTCTCCGAACATGATTCCATTTGAGATGCAATGTTTTCAATGGAGGCTGTCTTCTTTGCACGCATATCTTCAATCTCATCTATCGTAAGATCAGTAAACGTTTGTACGATCCATTCATCAGGAAAGAAACCAAGTCCTTTCAAATTTTCCATAATCGTTGATCTAGTATTCCAAGTCTCTATACGATATAATTCATCAATAGCCGATGCGGCAGTCATATATAAATCAAAATTTTTCATCTCCATAACGCTTTGACCTCGTAAGGCCAAATGAACCAAACAAATCTTTTTTAACCCAACCACAACTTCTCTTTGAATCCATTGAATGGCTTTAGCAAATTCAGGCGACAATGAAGCAAGTGATTTCCCAACGTTTTCGCCAGATTCGCCAATTCCAAGCCTATTAAAAGGAATTTTTAATCCAGCAACCATGTTCTTCTTAAAATATTCAATATCAGCAATGCTATCCAAATTCTCTGCACCAGGTAACGTATCTACCGTCGGTCCAGTACCATCTGGACGACGAGGTAAAAAATAATCATCTTCTTGAATGAGAGGAGACCATCGTTCGTTAAATTGACCCGTAGCTGGATCCACGAACCTCTTTTTCTTCATCGTGCCAGCAATTAAACTCATATATTCAGGCACTTCATGTGGCGGAATTTGACCAACTGGAATAGAAAAAACTCGTCGTTCCGGCGCTCTCGTCACCCTATAAATAATCGCCGCATCTTCCATCAACCTCAATCTCTTAAAATCCTTACGACCACCATCAAGCACACTATTATGAACAACGACGCCATTAGCAATAAAATTACCATTCTCTTCAACTTGAACGTCACCAACTTCTACTTCTCCACCATCATTAATTGAAATAATGGATTCAACTACGTAATCATTAGAACAATTATCATAAACAGTCAACTTCCTGCCTTTATGAACAATATTGCCACAAGGCATTTTAGAATCATACCAATATAAAATCCAAGAAGATCTTCTAACATATTTCTTCCCATGAATGACGGTAAACATTGAAGAACGATTACGCTTACCTACGTTTCCACATTTTACATTCATCTGATCTAAGAGAATTTTTAATCCTCTTACCAATTTCTCTGAAGTAACCTCTAATTGATATCTAGTACAATTCCATTTATCAACGTTCGTAGAACCATCAGAATCTACTAAACCTTCAATAAAAGCCTTCTTTATTGATTCCTTAGACGTAAAAACCCATTCCGGAATCTTTTTTTCATAACATTTCCCTACTAATCCCATGTTCAACAACGTCTTAGAAAGTTCTACTGAATGGAATTTAAAATAACCATAAGGATTATCTCTGATTTGAACTCTTATTGGATCCTTATCATAACCAAAACTCTTAATGATGTCAATATATTCCTTATTGATTTCGTCATATTCTCCTTCCGCAAAGCATAACGTATTATTGTTAGTTAAGATCCAACCATCGCCAATTAAAAATCCCATTAATCTAGCAAAATCTTCAGTAACAAACTCAGGAAAAAGCATTTTCTTTCCATGCTTTGACATATATGTTTTAATAAAAGTGTCTGTCCCATCAAGATAGATCTTTGGAAGTACTAATTTGTCGCCGAGAACTAAATCTTCAGCTAAAACATATTGTTTAGTATTAATGTCTCTCTTATAAAATGATTGCATGTGCGATTTGTTTCTCTTGCTACCAGAACAATGAACTTTTTCTATTCCAAATTTATCCTTGATGATGGCTAATACTGGATGTTTATAAGTGACTTTTATGGATCGGTGTTTCGTATTAATAAGTAAAGTTGGCTTTACCCCTGAAATAATCTTATTCAAAACCTTAGTTATGGCTGGTTTTTGTTCTTTTTGATTAAATGAATAGACTTTATCGCCGATCTTTAGATCGTTTATTGTTGACCATCCGTTAGGAGTCCAGATTGGTCCATTAACGTCGTAGCAGCGTCCGTAGGGCCAATATTGTGTTTCAAATGATTCTAATTTAGTATGCATTACTTGCCATGGATGTAAAAATATTGGTTCAGAAGCCATCTTATCTTGAAAATAAAATCCAACTAAATCGCCATATTTAGTTTGAATTCTAGTGAAATTATAGATATTAAGAAATCGTATTGAGCTTACTCCATCTTTATTATGGGTTGGTACAATTTCCGTGGCAAAATCACCAAATTTACAAAGATATCTTATCATTGGACGTATATATCGATCAATCATTAATGTATTATAGAGAAATTCTTCTACTATTTTTTTTACGTTTTTGTTCCCTGATTTTACCATGATTGAGTGTTTTTTCTCCGGATCAATAAGCGTTGCTTCATCACTATATATGTCAAGCGCCATAGTTATGGTACCAACCTCATCCATTTGATCGTAGTCTTTGTAGCGTTCTAAGCGGTTAATCTGCAACATTGTCTGTTCAAGTATCGATGATGATTTACCAAAATCAAGAGGGGCATTCCCTTGAATAACCTTCCGTATATCATCTTGATCCTGCAATATATTCTCACCACGATAAATGTGATGCCTTTTAAAAAGACACCGTAAACGATCAAAAAGCTGAAATTGAACTGGCATGCTTATCTCCTTCTATAACTATATTTTAACGTAGGTGGAGTGTGAACAATCTTCAAATTAAATTTTTCAACAAA